CAAGCAGAATTTGTGCAATTGATGCAAGCACAAATAGCCTTGCCTTTGCTATTTACATTAATGACAAACTTGATAGTGTTGGCAAGATTAATTTTGAAGGCAAAGATATTTATTCCAAAGTGGGGGATGCTGCAGTTAAAACTAGAGCATTCTTTAGTGAGTTCATTGAGGTAGATGCTATTGTTATTGAACATACTGTTTTTATGAACAGCCCTAAGACTGCAGCAGATCTTGCTCTTGTGCAGGGTGCACTGCTAGGTGCAGCGGCTATGTGCGGTATTAAAACGGTAGGCAAGGTATCTCCAATAACATGGCAAAACTATCTAGGTAATAAGAAACTATCTAAAGAAGAACAACTACAGGTAAGAGTAATAAATCCTGGAAAGTCTTTGTCTTGGTATAAGGCGTATGAACGTGACTTTAGAAAGAAAAGAACAACTAAATTACTTGACATTATTTATGATAAGAATATAGAAGATTATGATGTTGCTGATGCTGCTGGTATTGGGCATTGGGCTATTCATAACTGGGATAAGGCTTTAGGGGTTGACAAATAACACTATGGCTGGTAAACTATATACATCAGAAGTCTACATGCGTAAGCGCTACGTATTAGATAAAAAGACTCCAGAGGAAATTGCAAAGGAGTGTGGCTGTACAGTGGAAACAGTGTATGTCTACCTTGCAAAATTTGGATTAAGGAAGAGTAAGCGATGAGCGATAATTTACATATTACGGTTGATCAAGTCAATCATCCGTCTCACTATGTCTCAGATCCTTCTGGCGTAGAGTGCATACAAATTACTCGTCATCGTAATTTTAATATTGGTAATGCCTTTAAGTATTTGTGGAGAGCAGGACTTAAGGATGAGTCAAAGACTATTCAAGATTTAGAAAAAGCAATCTTTTATATCAAGGATGAAATTAATAGACTAGAGGGTAAGTATAATGTCAACTGAAGAAGACCTAGTTAAGCACCTTGATCAGGTAAATACAGTAGTTTCTGAATACCTTAAGGGTAATGACCCAACAGTTATCTCAAAAGAATTGGATATTCCACGCACTCGTGTCGTCACGCTTATCAATGAGTGGAAGGCTATGGCCTCAGACAACTCAGCAATTCGTGCTCGTGCTAAAGAAGCACTAGTAGGAGCAGACACACACTATACAAAACTTATATCAAAATCATATGAAGTTATTGATGAAGCGTCAATGACTAATAATCTTGGTGCAAAGACTGCAGCAATTAAACTAGTTATGGATATTGAGTCCAAGCGTATTGATATGCTTCAAAAGGCTGGGCTTCTTGAGAACAAAGAACTTGCAGAAGAAATGGTTGCGATTGAAAAAAGACAAGAGGTTCTTGTTGCAATTCTAAGAGATATTGCTTCATCTCATCCAGAGGTACGTGACATTATTATGCAAAGACTTTCCTCTATTGCAAAAGAGGGAGAGGTAATAACAGTTGTCCACGATGTTCAATGATTTCCTAGAAGTACTTAAGGAAAACAACTTTGACGAAATACCTGTAGACGCAAAGACATTTGTTGAGTCTCCAGATTTTCTTGGGCAGCCATCATTATCTGATATTCAATACGACATTGTTGAGGCTATGAGTCAGATTTATAAAAAAGAAGACTTAGAAGAGTTAATGGGATCAGTAGAAGGTAGCAAATATTATGCAAAATATACAAAAAACGAAATCATTTTACAGTTGGGCAAAGGTAGTGGCAAAGATTTTGTTTCCACTGTTGCTTGTGCTTATGTTGTTTATAAGTTACTTTGCCTTAAAGACCCTGCCAGATATTTTGGAAAGCCAAGCGGAGACGCTATAGATATTATTAACGTTGCAGTAAACGCTCAACAGGCTAAGAACGTTTTCTTCAAAGGTTTTAAAAGCAAGATTGAAAGATCTCCATGGTTTGCAGGCAAGTATAATCCAAAAGCAGACAGCGTTGAGTTTGATAAATCAATTACTGTTTATTCTGGACACTCAGAGCGTGAGTCACATGAGGGTTTGAACTTACTCATGGCAGTCCTTGATGAAATTTCTGGGTTTGCATCTGAGGTAGGTACTGGAAATGATCAAGGAAAGACTGCTGAAAATATCTATAAAGCCTTTAGCGGTACAGTAGATTCTCGTTTCCCAGACCTAGGCAAGGTTGTTTTACTTTCTTTCCCAAGATATCAGGGTGACTTTATTTCAAAGCGGTATGACGATGTAATCATGGATAAAGATGTAATAGAACGTAGACACACCTATATAATTAATCCCGATTTACCACATGATGATTCAAGTAATCAACTTGAAATTGTATGGGAAGAAGACCATATTGTTTCATATAAAATACCAAAGGTATATGCATTAAAAAGACCTACATGGGAAGTAAACCCTACTAGAAGTATTGAAGATTTTAAAATGTCTTTCTTTAAAGATATGGGAGATGCAATGATGCGCTTCCTTTGTACCCCGACATATTCATCTGATGCTTTCTTTAAGCAAAAAGATAAACTAGAAAGATGTATGACCTTAAGAAATCCTGTGGATAGTCATAGAAGATTTGATCCAGGCTTTAAGCCAGATCCAGATAAAACTTATTATGTTCATGCTGACCTTGCACAAAAGCATGACAAGTGTGCAGTAGCAATTGCACATGTTGATAAGTGGGTTAATATTCAGGTTATTAAAGATTACCAGCAGGTGGCACCAGTTGTTATTGTTGATGCCGTTGCTTGGTGGGAGCCAAAGGTAGAAGGCCCAGTTAACCTATCTGAGGTAAAACTATGGATACAAAACCTTCGCAGAGAAGGATTTAATATTGGAATGGTATCGTTTGATAGATGGCAGTCTTTTGATATTCAAAATGAATTAAAGGCTGTTGGAATAAGAACTGATACTGTTTCTGTTGCTAAAAAACACTATGAAGATTTAGCAATGATGATATATGAAGAAAGAGTTGCTATGCCAATGATTCCTTTATTGCTTGAAGAGATGAGTGAACTCAAGATTATGAGAAATAACAGAGTTGACCACCCACGCAAGAAATCTAAGGACTTGGCAGATGCCGTTTGTGGGGCGGTATTTGGAGCAATATCCCACACCAGTAAGGATTCCAACCTAGAAATTGAGATCCATACATGGTCAACTGCATCCCGACTTGCACAAAAGCAAAGGGATATGGTAGAATTAGAAACTAGGGAAATTCCTGAAGATATCAAGGATTTCCTAGATGAATACAAATTAATTTAATCAAACAAGGAGAAAAATGAATTCATTTAAGAAGATCGCTCTTGCCATGGTTGCAGCCATGACATTGGGCACAATGGTAGCAACGCCTGCAAACGCTGCTGTAATGACAGTTGCTGTAGATCTTGCTGGAACGGCTAACACAACAGCCTCAGCAATCGCAACACCTGCATCATTGCCAGTACCTGCAGACAACACAGTTGATGCTGCAGATGCACTAAAGTTTGTAGCAACAGTTGATGTTGGAACAAACGTTTCTGTAGTAGCAACAAATGCAACAATCGTGTCTGCACTACACACAACTGCTGCACCAGTAGGAGCAACGTCAGGATCTTCATCTTTGACAATTGCAACTGGTACAGGAACAACAGCAACATTTTATGTCTATACAAAGACAACAGCAATTGGTACAGTTGTAATCACAAATCAGGGAACAACACTTACCTACTACGTACAGGGAACTGCTGGCAAGATTAATACTCTTACAGTATCTGCTCCTTCTGCTGGTGCTGCTGGTACAAAGCAAGACATCTCAGTAACTGCAACAGATACATTTGGTAACAAGGTATCTGCTAAGTCAATCACTGCAACAGTGTTTGCTTCAACAGCAGTTATGGATACAGCAACAGTCACAACTGGTGCTACACTTTCAGATTTTGGAGTTGCAAAGTTTGTTGCAACACTTCCAGCAACTGGAACACGATCACTAATCACATTCTCACCTACAACATCATCTGATGCAACAACTGCAGATGTAGTTGGTCTTCCTGCTCGTGCACTTGCACCGTTTGCAGAGATCGCAGTTCGTGATCTAGTATCAGAACTTGCTGCTGAAAAGGCTGCAAAGGATGCAGCACTCGCTGCTAAGGCAATTTCAGATGCTGCAGTCGTAAAGGCTGCTGCAGATGCTGCTGCTGCTAAGGTTGCTTCAGATGCTGCTCTTGCAGCAGAAAAGGCTGCTTCTGTAAAGGCTCTTGCTGATGCAAAGGCTGCACACGATGCAGTTGTCCTTGCTAAGGATGCAAGTATCGCTAAGTTAACAGCAGATAATGCTGTAGCACTTAAGTCAATCAAGGATGCTTTCAATGCACTTGCTAAGCAGTGGAATGCAAAGAATCCAAAGGCTAAGGTTAAGTACGTTAAGTAATTAATCCAACAACTAGGGGAGCCATTAATTTGGCTCCCTTTTTTGTTATATTATTATGTCTAACTGAATAATTTGATATAATAAGCAAGAGGAGAGTCCACCACTTGAATAAACTCTTGCGTATATCTACGGTTATTTTACTTGCTTTTGGATGGTTATTTATAGCACCAACAGAGGCTAATTCAGACGACCCACTAACGATTGCAGCCCAAGAAATACAAGAACTAAACGACAGCGTAGACGACCTTGGATACCAGGATGAATTTATATCCCTAATTGAAGAGGCAGAAGATAAGTATGACCTTGCCGTATCTGCAAAAGAAACCCAGACTCAGACCTCTGACCTGTATGACAACTCCCTTGACCTAAAAGCAACGGCACTTGAAGAAAAAGACTTAGCCCAATCAGCAGTAGACGGACAAACAGTAACAGTAGCCACTGCTTTAGACAATAAAAATGATGCCTACGATGCACTTGGAGTAGCCAACATTAATCTTTCAAACGCTCAGCAAGCATTAGACAGTGCTGGTTCTGCTGGTTTGGCATACGATGTTTATAGTCTAATTAGAGTTAATGGGCTTGCAGCCACAGATCAATTCTTATGTAGTGGAACAATAAATGGAAACTATATGACTCGTCCAGTTTGCGGTAATAGATACGAAAACTTTATAGTTAAATTTACTGGACAGATAACAGTTCCTTCATGGTTTACACAAACCTACTTTGCGGGATATACAGATGATGGTTTTAGAATGTATATAGATGGCCAACTTGCCGTTAACAACTGGGTAGAGCAGGGGACAACTTGGAGTGACTACTCTCCCGTATATGATGTTAGTGAAGACAAAACTTTAGATGTAGAAATATGGTGGTATAACGGTGGAGGACCAGGTTCCTATCATCTTGGCTGGGCTATCCCTGGAGGATGGACTGGTGCAGGTTGTGACTATGCTGGCAACCCAAGAGTATGGGGACAAGACTTTAGTTGCAATCTTAATACATTTTCTCATGGATCTGGAGCAACCCAAGAACAAACAAACGCCTACAACAACGCACTTGCTGCAAAGAACTCAGCACAAGATGTATATAATGACAAACTAAATGTTTATAATCAAGCAGTTTCAACATTAAATGGTTACAATCAAACACTAACTAATAAAACAAATGAATATAACAACTCAGTTTTAAATGTTGCAACGGCATTGCAAAATAAAAATAATGCTGAAGATGGATACGAGCAAGCAATTAATAATCTCAATAGTGCAATTGATAACGCATGGCGTTACTATGACGAACAATCACAAAGAGAAATTCAATCTGCCATTGCTCAAGCAGCAGCAAACGCTGCAGCCAATCAGCCTACCCCAGAGCCAAGTCCTGAACCAACTGCTGAAGAGCCACCTACTCCTGAGCCAAGTCCAGAGCCAACACCAGAAGAGCCTCCTACACCAGAACCAAGCCCTGAACCTACAGCAGAAGAGCCTCCTACACCAGAGCCTTCTCCAGAGCCTACCGTGGACCCTACAGACCAGCCTACCCCAGAGGAACCCCCAACCCCAGAACCAACTGAAGAGCCTGCTCCAGAACCCTCTCCAGAGCCTGGACCAGATCCAAAGCCAGAAGAGAACTCCTGGAATGAACCAGATGTAGAAATTACTGATGAAGTCTTAGCAGCACTTGTTCCTGAAAAAGGAACGGGAACAGAAGAAGATCTATCTAATGTTATTGCCAACCTTACAAGCAAAGATAACAAGTTAGTTACTCTTTCTGCAGAACAAATCACAGCAGTTAGCCAAACACTGAGGGCATTGACCCAAGAAGCAAAGCAAGAGGTTGCACAAGACCTTGGTATTAAAACTTCAGAAGTTGCACAGATTGCTGAGCAGATGAAGTCTAACCCAGCACTTGCCTCAGCATTTGTTGAGTTCGCAGAAAGAGCAGGGGATGCAGGAGAAACCACAATGCCATTTACATTAGCAGATGCAGTAACAGAAGTACAGACAGAGGCATTTTTAGCAGATCCTTTGGGAGCAATTACAAACATAGATTTTGAAAAGGTTCTAAATCCAGCGGAATGGGGAAAGGATATGACTGATGACCAAAGAGAAAAGGTTCAAGAAGTCATAATCCCAGTAATTATAGTATCAAACATTGTTAGTTCTGTTATGTCAATAAGGAGGTTATAATAGGATGGTTATGAATAAAGTTAAAGAGAAATTTAAGGTGATTTTAGGCAAGATAAAGATGCCTAAAGTTGTAATTCCTAAAATAAAGATGCCAAGCATTAAAATGCCAAAGTTTAAAATGCCAAAAATATCTATTCCAAGCATCAAAATGCCAAAAATAAATATGGAAAAACCAAAAGCATACATCATAAAGTCTTTTCCTATTATTAAAAAAATATTTAAAATTTTTACAAAAATTGTTAAAGGCTTTATTTCATGGTTTTGGAAGGCAGTTAAAGAAAGTATTGCTCAAGTTTGGACACTCCTTGGATTCTTTATTGCATGGCTTACGCTTACAGGTACAGCACAGCAGGTAGTTGGAATGGCAACACTAATTGCTACTGCTATCTGGCTTTTAACAATTCCATTGCGTGAAGAAAAAGAAGAGTAGGATAGTTACTGATATGAAAAAAATAGCAGCCCTACTGTCAGCATCTTTGCTTTCTTTATTATTGACCTCTTGCGGGGTATTAGAAAATAGGTATCGCTATGATTGCCATGACCCTGAAAACTGGTATAATAAAGAGTGTAATCCACCAATCTGCCAAGCAGATGGATTATGCACTAAAGACATACTTGGTTTTGATCCTACGGAGGGTAGCGTAAATGAGTAAAAAAAGATATACATCAGATGAATTAGATGCAAGATTAAAATTTTTTCTTGGCATGACACTAGGAACAATTCTATTGTTTACAACAATGGGAATTCTATATGCCCTTGTTTTTGTAACACAGCCAATTGGAGAGCAGTCAGAAAATGACAAGATGTTTTTTAATGTATTATCATCTGTAGCAACATTTATTACTGGCACACTTGCTGGTATTTTAATTGGTAAAAATGGCGGGGGTTCAGATAACTCACAGCCTAGTCAGACATCTGAGCCTGTAGTTAATCAGGTAGCAGATGACTTTGATGACTTTATTGAATAAATAATACCCTGCTTGACACCATTTTGTGTAGATGCTATACTTGAGTATACATATCTAAGGGGTAGACATGACCTGTGTTGCAGGAATAGTAAAAGACGGCAAAGTTTATATTGCTGGTGAGCGTGGTGCATCACAAGACAATTACATTGTGTCTATTGACAAACCAAAAATTTGGAAGTCTGGTTCATACATCTTTGGATATTCAGGAACATTTGATGCACAAATTGTTCAGTATAACTTTATTCCACCTGCACCTGAAGGCAACTTAGATAAATTTATGCATGGAAAGTTTTTAAAATCTCTTAAATCATTTTATAATGAATGGGATATTGGTGGTAAAGATAGTGAGATATCACTTTTAATTGGTATTAAAGGTAAACTTTATGAGCATGAAGCAGAAGGGTTTACTATGATTTCCTATGACAGAGACTATATTGCCATAGGATCAGGAGCAGACTACGCTATGGGTTCTCTTCATGCTACCCAAAATCATAAAGACCCAAAGCGTAGGCTTGCTCTTGCTGTTGGCTGTGCTATTCAGTTTAGTACATCCTGTATTGGTCCAGTTGACTTTTTGAACGCATGAGAGTATACTAAATATATGGAAGAGTTTGACGACATATTAAAAAAGATTCAAGAAAATGAATCAGACTTTAATGAGTTTGAGATTTGGCTTGATAATGGAATTGAGCGGGGATGGATAACAGAACCGTTCTGTAATACTCATGATGGTGATCCATATATGAGCGAAGAAGAAGAAGCAGAATGGGAAGCAGGGGGCGACCCATGTCAAGTAGTATTTAAAATAAAGGAGATCTAAGTGAAAAAAGTAGTGGGGATTTTTACAATTCTGTTTGCTGTTGCATTTTTGCCAGCGGTACAGGCTGAAGAAAAGGTTGCAATTGCAATTATTGACACTGGTGTAGATACATCAAAGGTAAATGTATTTCATGAGGTATGCATCATGGAAGAAAAGCGTTGTCCAAACAAGCAGACTTTCATGGAAGGTCCTGGCTCTGCAACACGCTCTGCCGTAAATGGATTTGAGCATGGAACAAGAATGGTAAGAGTTGCACAAGCAATTAATCCAAATGTAAATATTGTTTTTATTCGTATTATTCCAGCAGACAGAAATGACAGAAATCCTATGTATGCTGCTGCAAATTCAAATAGCACAGTAAAGCAGGCACTTGATTGGGTAGTTGCTAATAAGAAAAAGTTTAATATTGTAGCAACTTCTGTTTCTTTTGTGGAATACTCAAGGTTTAGAACTGGTGCAAACTATTGCCCTGTAAATGGTGGTTTGCAAAAAACAATTGCAAATTTACAAAGCCTAAATGTTGGTGCATTTTTTGCAGCAGGTAATGATTATAAATCAAATCAAGTTGGATACCCAGCCTGTATTTCTGAATCAATTGCAGTAGGTGCATCTAATGCTGACCATAGAGTTGAACTCTATAGCAATAGGTCTCCACAGATTGATTTCTTTGCTCTTGGCACATATGACATTTTAGGAGAAAGAATTATGGGAACCTCTCCATCTACCGCTGCACTAGCAGCACATTGGGCTAAAAATTATAAGGGTACTTATCAGGGTACATACGACTATTTAAAGTCAGTATCTATCAACCTTGTGGTGCCTTTAGCACAGTGATATAATAGGTAGTGCACCTGCCTTATGGGGGTGCACTAACTTATTCGCTTGAAAGGGGAATAAAATGGTAACAAAGTACGCTATGGATCTATTCAATGATCCTTTTTTTATTGGCTTCAACAGAGAGTTGAGCCGTTTAAACACAGCACATCAAACAAACTCACAATCATATCCTCCATATGATCTTCTTAAACTAGATGAAGATACATATAGATTATCGCTTGCAATTGCAGGCTTTACAAAAGATGATTTAAAAATCTCTGTGGATAACGGAACCCTGATTATTAAGGGTGAGATTGTTGAGGTAACAGATGCGGAAGTAGTTCACAAGGGTATTGCTGGTCGTAAATTTGTACGATCATTTGCTCTTGGGGAATATATGGAAGTAACTGGGGCAGAAATGAAGGACGGTATGTTACATATTGATATAGACCGTATTGTTCCTGAAGAAAAGAAGCCAAAAGAAATCGCTATCAAAGTTGCTAAAAAGTAACCAATAGGATATAATAGACATATGCACCTGAGTATGTGTTTAAACTGCTCACTAATATTAGGAGATAAAAATGACAACTAAGGGTTCGCTAGAAGCAATCATTGATATTGCAAAGAAAGAAATTGGAACTATTGAAGGTCCAAAAGATAATGAAACAAAGTATGGCAAGTGGAGTGGTGTTAACTTTCAGCCATGGTGTCAGTCCTTTGTTTCTTGGTGTGCGTTTACATCTGGCCTAGATGCAAAGAAGTACCCAAAGACTGCTTCAACAGTAGCAGCAGCAGATTGGTTTAAGAAGAATAATAGATGGGCAGATGCTCGTAATGATGACCCAACTCCAGGAGATTGGATTTATTTTGATTTTCCAGATGATGGCGTAAATCGTATTTCACATGTTGGTATTTGCATCAAGAACAATGGAGATGGAACTATCCAAGTTATTGAAGGAAACACATCAGGAACTTCAAAGGGAGATCAGAGAAATGGCGGAATGTGCGTAGAGAAAACTCGTGCTTATGTAAAAAATAAGAAGGGTATTTTGAATGCTGTTGTTGGCTGGGGCCGTCCAGTATACGCTGGAGAAGAAAATCTTCCACTGCTTTCAAAAGGTGGAACAGTTTCACAACCAGCACCTGTTACAACTTCACAACCCGCAAATGTAGAAAAGAAGCAGTTTACTCCATTCAAGGTTGGATCAAAGGGAGAATCAGTAAAAAAGATTCAAGAACTTTTAGGGGTAAAAGCAGACGGTAGTTTTGGTCCAGGAACTGAAAAAGCAGTTAAGTCTTTTCAAAAGAACTCTTCTTTGCCAGTAACAGGTGTAGTTGATCAAGCAACATTAAAGGTGCTAAGAGGTAAGTAATTTGCCAAAGTATGATTACAAATGCACGAAGTGCTCAATGTCCATTGAATTTGAAAGAGGATTTGGTGAAGACAGAGAGCCATCGTGCTGTAGTGAAATAATGCAAAGACAGTGGACAGGCTCTGTCGGAGTAATATTTAATGGTTCGGGTTTTTATTCAACAGACAACAAAAAGTAAGGGTATATACTATGAGAACAATGATTACAGAAGATGTAGCAGCAAAAGAGTGGATACTAAAAGCAACTGACCGCTGTGATTCATGTGCAGCAGAAGCCCTTGTAAAGGTAACTGGGCTAACTGGAGACCTAATGTTTTGTGGTCATCACTACAATAAAATAATGGATAAGCCTGAAGGATACAAGAAAATGATGGCATTTGCCATAACAATAGTCGATGAACGAGAAAAGTTGGCGGTATAAACATGTATCAATATTATGTAAGAAAAGTAGAGAATGTTGTAGATGGAGATACTATCGATGTTCTTATTGATTTAGGGTTTGATATTTTATTTCAGTCCCGTGTAAGATTGGCTGGTATTGATACCCCTGAGTCTCGCACAAAAGATCTTAAAGAAAAGGCTCTCGGTCTTGAGTCCAAAGAGTATCTAAAGAAGCATCTTAAAGATGCAAAGTCTGTTGTGATTAAAACTGAAAAGATGGACTCATCTGAAAAGTATGGTCGTATTTTAGGTTGGCTATATGTAAATGGTGAAACAGAATCTGTTAATGATAAGATGATTAATGATGGCTATGCTTGGGGATACATGGGAGAAACAAAGGTTAAGGACTTTGATGCTCTTGCAAAAGCAAGAAAGAAGTCTGGTAAGTGAACCCAGTTTATTATTTTACAGCAGACTGGTGTAATCCTTGTAAAAAGGTAAGACCAATTGTTGAAGAAATTAATAGAGAAAGTATCAATAAGTTTAAAATAATTGATGTTGATTCAGAGATGGAACTTGTCAAAAGATTTGAGATTCGCTCTGTACCTACATTTATTTTATTAAAAGACGGTATAGAAATTAAAAGAATTACTGGGGCACAAACTAGAGAGCAACTAGAGGATTTTATTAATTATGAAAAAAATATTCAAGATGATATTCAACCCTGATGGTAAGAATATGATACCTGAAGAACAAGACTCTATAGACTATCTAATATTAAATGGTGGTCTTGAAGTTGTTGGGCTAGATTCAGATAGCGGTGAGTTTCTATATGCCTTTACTCCAAAGATCAAAGAACTTATGCCAGACCTACATGAACAACACATTAAAGATGTAAATCAAAATGTATTAAAACTTTGGGAAATGGGATTTTTAGAGATTGATTTTATGAAGCCTGATCCAGTTATAACTATTGGCAAAAAAGCCTTGGATAAATCAGAGGTTTCAAGGCTATCCAAGGATGATCAGTGGCATCTTAATGAGATTAAGAGACTCCTGAAAACAAGAGAAGTCTGATATAATCTAACTATGCCATATTCTATTGGAGAAAAGGGATCGTACGGTTGTTCTGGGTACCCCGCCATTAAAGACGGAACAAATGAAGTTATGGGTTGTCACACCACAAGAGCGGCAGCGGCTGCTCAGATTTATGCTATCAATATGTCTGAAGGCAACATAGATAAAGCAATGCAGACTATTAAAGAAGGCGACTTTGTTATGGGCATGACATCCGAGGGAATGGTTCACGGAGTTGTTGAGCACATTATGATAGAAGGCGGAGTATACGGAGTTCCTGGAACAGAATATGCAATTCAGTCTATGCCACCAGAAAATCCAGCAATGGCTGTTAGAATTTATAAAGAAGAAGACGGTAAGTGGGAGCCAACCGCATACAGTATTGGAATGATGTATAAGGATGCGATGGTTGTAGATATAAATAACCATAGCATGGAAGATGATGAAGAAGATGACGATGACGAAATGGATTCAGAAGTTGCTATGGCAATGTATGATTCATCGATTGGCAAAAGAGAAATGGCCAATGCTCCATATGAAGATTATGAAGGCGTAGACAACTGGGACAACGTTACAAAATCTTGCTGGGTTGGATATGAACAACAAGGAATGAAAGAAAAAGATGGACGAATGGTTCCAAATTGTGTTCCAGTTGGTAAAACATATAACATGGATGATGAAATAGAAAAAGCAAAGTCTGTATCTGTTGGAGATCATGTGACCTTTGCAGTTCCAAAGCCACCAGACAAAACAGAATCTGCACATGGTGTTGTAGAAAGAGTTGAAAGATCTGGCACAGTAAAACTTCCTGGAACCAATGAAAGTGTTGAAGCATCTTCAGATAATCCAGTAGCAGTTATTAGAGTTTATGCAACAAATGAAGGTGGCACAAGAACAAGAACTGATAGACGTGTTGTAAAACCTTTTAGTTCTTTGAGAGTATCCTCTGAGCCAATTGATAATGAAAAAATGTATGACAGAGATGAAGAGATGGAAAAAGTTTCTTCAGCAAGACTACAAGAATTAGCAGATGAGTATAATAAGAATAAAGAAGGCGATAAAAGAATTACCGTAGGAGCGCTAAGACAAGTATACAACCGTGGTATTGGAGCATACAGAACTAATCCTTCATCGGTGCGTGGAACTGTCTCTAGTGCAGAGCAATGGGCTATGGGAAGAGTTAATGCTTTTATGGCTGGATTAAGAGGAAGATTTCCTAGAAAACCTTTTGACTTAGATTTATTTCCAAAGGGTCATCCAAGATCTACAAAGAAGTCTTTATTTGAAGATTTTGCAAAAGACGTAGGCCAGCCACAAAGAATTTCAATACTTTTTGAAGATACAGAAACAGGTGAAAAGATGGAAAAAAGAGACTACTCAATGGATGCACGTCGCACAATGGCTGAGTCGGGAATGGCAATGCCAGACGGATCGTTTCCAATTGCAAACGGTGGAGATTTACAAAATGCAATTCAGTCTGTTGGACGTGCAGCAAATTATGCAGCAGCAAAGGAGCATATCATTCGTCGTGCAAGAGCGCTGGGTATGATGGACATGCTTCCTGAAGATTGGCGAAACAATGCAACGAAAGGTATGGGCAACTGGAGCGGATCAATTTTTGATCTTAATCCATTTGTAAAGTAATGCCAAAGAGAAAAGCACAGTCTTTTAATTCAACACAAATTAAAGATGGAATGATTGTTCGTATGAATAAAAACGGTACAGTTAAATCTATTCTTAGTCCATATGAAGTAAAGCACCCAAAGAAGGATAAATAATGGCAGAGACATACACACCTAATGCTGGAATGAAAGCCGCAGCAAGACGTGCTTTGAAGTGGAAAGAAGATGGAAAGGCAACTGGCGCAGGTACTCCAGTAGGTTGGGGTAGAGCAACAGATATTGTCAATGGTTCACCAATGTCTCTTGATACTGTTAAGAGAATGTTTTCTTTCTTCTCTCGTCATGAAGTAGATAAAAAAGGTAAAGGTTTTTACGATGGTCCAGAGTTTCCTTCCAATGGAAGAATTATGTGGGAAGCATGGGGCGGAGATGCAGGGTTTGCATGGAGCCGTGCCATTGTTGAAAGAGAAAGAGATAAGGCAGACAAAGCGTGGGTAGGTAGCCCATTCAGTTTTAGAAAGGGGTAGGCAGTGGAAGACATGAACATTGAAGAAGTTAAACAATTAGTTAACTTCTATAGACAAAAGGCATCAGATCTGGAATTTCAGTTGCTACAATCACAACTTAAGTTAAATA